ACACTTAATCTACCCGTCTGATTTAATATATCCCTATCGGTGTAAAGACCTCGTCTAGAATCTAATCTATTATCATAAGTAGTTTCACCGGCATTATGATATGATTTAGCAGTATTATCAGTTGAATATCTATCTTTTTTCCAATTATTTTTTTGTAACGATTTAGGTTTTATAAATTCTAAAATAGGATTTGTTTTTAAGCTACCTGATACCGCTGCCTCTGGATTTTCATCACTATATTTCGCATTATATGAATTAAAATTTATAAGTTGTTGAACTGAAGGTTCACCTGCTTTTTGATTCGCAGTTCCATCTGATAATTGAAATCCATATATTACTTCTTTGTTTGCAAATTTTCTAGGTGTTCCAAATAAATTACCATTTGCAGTTCTGTCATATCCATTAATAGGAGAAACTTTAGATATATCAAATGATGGGCCTGAATCAGGTCTTGTTAAATCACCCATTGATACACTATAAATTCCATCCTTCTCGCTTTCGGAATATTTTTGATTAAAATTATCTAAACTACCTGAAGTTATTGGAACATATCTATCTCCTAAAAGTGCAGTTCTAATTACAGTCTTTCCTAAATTAATCGCCTTACCAACGGTTTGCTTTGCCAATTGAGAAGGTGTTCCTGCTCCAGTTTCTTTTAAGAATCTCCCCAATGCAGTTCCTCTGGCATCTTTTGTAATATCACCTAACGTAATCATTTTGTTAGGAGTTAATCCTTCCTTAAATTCTTTTGTACTGATTACATAAGTTGGAAAAACATTTTGCGGAATACCTAATTTTTTATTTACAAATTTAGTACTCTTTTCCAAAAATCTACCAATCTTACCCAAACTTATTTGAGCATTTGGATTTTTGGAAAGTTTCATTGCATCTACATCAGAAGTTTTCCGAGTAGTAATTCTAACAATATCAGTCCCGTATAATGTAGGAGAATTAACTAATCTCATAGGTCTTAATCCACTTAACTCCTGTTCTAATGCAGTTTCAGTAAGAGGATCAAAACGTTTTTCTAATTCGTTTCCTAATTTATTTGTTCTATCAACAAGAAATTGCCCCCTAGCAGCTTCATAAGTTGTAGCTTTAGGTTGAGGTATCTGTTTTTTTAAATCAGATTTATTAAATAATTCTAATAATGTAGGCATTTTATGTTACTGGATTTTTAGATGCTGTATTTGCAACTCGAGCTGTAACCAATTGTCCATCCATATATACAGCAATTTTACCCGCTGATAAATCTTGTCTCAATCCTTTTATTTCACTTAATAAACTACTATCTTCATTACCTTCACCTCCACCGAATATTCCTGCTGCTAATCCACCTACCGCTCCCAATCCAGCTAATACCGGTAACGCTAATAATCCCATCGTTCCAATCATTCCCAATGAGACAGCTAATGCAGCTAATGCCGCTGCTAAACCAAATATAGGAAGGAAACTTAATTGTGACATTGCAGATACCTGCTCAACTAAAAGTGAAAAGGATGAAATTATTGAATTTATTCCATTTCCCACCATCATTAATCCCGCTCCAAAAACAATCATCGCTCCACCCAATGCTATAAGCCCTAAAACTCCTGCACCAAATAATACTGCACCAGGCCCTGATAATAATGCACCCAATCCAAACATCGCTGCTGAAAATAATACCAATCCCAATGCCGCTGCTCCAACTGCTCCCCAATCTAGCCCTGCAATTAAACTCATCGCAAATGCAAATGGAATTAACGCAACACCTAATATACCAACTGCCAATGCACCTTGAACCATATCTTTTTCAACCTTACTAAGTAAATATGCAATCCCAGCCAATCCTGCTATTCCAACTAAACCTTTTCCAACTGATTCCCATTCAACACTTCCGAATTCTTGAAATGCCTTTGCCGCAACATATAAGGCAGCTGATAAAATAAGAATTGCTGCTGCACCTCTTATCAAATTAGTCATATTTCTTCCACCAGTAGCATTACCTGTCTGATTTAATTGATTTCCTACTGAATTTTGCGGAGCCGGTGTGGTTGGAGGAGTTGGCCCAGTTGGTGCAGTAGGTGTGACTCCACCTCTTGTAAACAATGATCTAATCATTCCACCAAATCCTTGACCACTCATAGCTGCAGCTGTCATTCTTGCGGCTATCAACTGCCCTACCAAAAATGTTACCCCACTTGCTATCGGCCCACCAAATTGAGCGGCCATTCCTTTAATCATTTGATATGCCTTTGCAGTATTACTACCGTAATCTTTACTTATTTGATCAAGTTTTCCCTGATTCGCTACCATTTGATTAAGTTCCTCAGATGATAGACCTAATGCTTCCGCAGTTTGCCTTCTGGAAATAGGATCCATTTTATTATATGCATCAATACCTCCAACTTGATTAAGAATTTCTTTAGTCATTCCCTCCAAATCATTAGCAAATGCTAATTCTCTTGCACGATTAAGGTTAATATTTCTACCTAACATAGCACTCAATTCCAATTCTTTTTCAATCGAACTTTCAAAATCCAAAAGATTTTCCGCCATCTTTGCAGTAGTTCCAATTGATACTCCTAGTTTAGCTGCCTGAATTGCTGCATCTGCAAAATTCTGACCTGTTCCCTTTGAGTAAAGTGCCATTGCTTCGGTGTTACGCTCATACCTCTCAAATTACCAAAAGAATTTGCTAAAGAAGCAGCTTCAGCTCCGGATGTACCCATTCCTAGAGCTAATAAATTAGTATTAAGTTGTGCACCAAACGTAGCTTCATCCAAATCACCACTTAACTTAGCCATTTGTGATAATGTTGCAGTAGCATCATCAAATACAAATGATAGAAGAGAAGTGGATACAACAAATGCGCCAGTTTGTTTATTTACATCGCCCATAGCAGATGCGAATTTTCCAGCTGCTACCGATGCTCCTACAATCATTGCCTCAGGAGTTTGAAGAGTCATTCGAATTGTATCCAAAGTTCCTCTAATCACATTCTCCATTTGTTTATATGCTTCTATTTGGGATTCTATTCTTTTTTTAGTATCTCCACTTACAGTTGCAAATTGTTCCGCTATTCTTGTATTCCTTACACTCTTCCTAGTGAGCCTCTCTAATATTTTGGCTTGATCATTGGTTATGTTTCCTAACGCTTTTGCTACTGCTACTTGCTGTCTTAGTTTATCAAGTTGCGATTCATATGCATCTCTTAAAGCTCTTTGCTTTTCTACATCACCTGGATCAGATGATGCCAACTCCTGTTGTAGCTGATTTAATTTACTCTGTTCTCCTAATAAACTTTGAACTAATTGATATTTTCCCTCATCTGCGTTTTCTGCTCTAAGTGAGGTTTTAAGTTGATTAGAAGCCAATTTTAAGTGACTACTTTGAGTACTTGTCAATTTTGAATAAATTGAACTTATCGAACTCAATCCTGATAATTGTTCACTTACACTTGCAGTTATTTCCTTTTCCTTACTTGCTGCAGTTCTCGCACTCTGAATTCTTTTTAATTGAAATTTTTCTAATTGAGCCTGTTTTCTTTCTAATTCTGAAATTTTTGATAATTCTTCACTGGTAAGATTATCTAGCTCTTCGGCAGCTTTAATAGCTTCCCTCATCAGACGGATACGCTCTGATATATTATCATTAGTATTATCAGTAAAATTTACTCTATTTGACACTGCTTCTTATTTATTATTATAAACTATCTAGTAATTTTTTAAATTCTTCCGCTTCCTTTTCCATTCGTTTCATTCTATTAACAACTTCAGCGGGAAGTTTAGCGTTTTCGGCTTTTTTAATTACTTGATCAGCTGCTCCTTTCTTCAATCTATCGAAAAAATCAGCTACAAATCTATCAGCCATAGAAAACAAACCTTCTTTTTTTAGTGATTTTTGAGTTTTCATTTTTAGTTATTATTATACGAATATAAATATTACAATAAAAAAATAAGGGGAAAATATCCCCTTATCTCATTTTTACTTTACTACCACCAGGTCTTTTTCTATTAACCTTATCCATCTCTTCTTTTTCTTTCTTTTTTAAATCAACCAACTTTTTCAAATAAAATCTTCTCCAATGTATTGGCATCGTATAAACATCTCGCCAAGTAAATCCATTACCGAATTGAACCATACTCCACAACTCTTCATGAAGTATAGCAGAGTAATTAGTTGGAAGGGTAAAAAAAGTTAATCCCAAAGGGGATATCCAGCGCCTCCGTCTCACCTGTTATATCCGATACAAATTCAAATTTCAATTCTAAATCCGGTGTTATTTCCTTTACGTGATTTCTAAACGCTCTACTATCAGATGCTTTAAAACTATTTGCAACCCATTTATTTACAAATGATTTATCAGTATTTCCATTAACCTCTAAAATCATATATCTTAATCTAGTTGTAACATCGGAAGGATTCGCACCCTTAGATAACTTTTCTAATGCTTGAATTTCTGCTGTTATATTCTGCTCATCTTTATGTGTAAGCAATCTGAATTTAATTTTTGTCCCATCTGAAGGTAATGAAAAATCATAAACATTATTTCTTTTAAGTTTAGTAAAATCAATATCCTTTGTTTGAACTTTACCTAAATCGATAGTTACTTTCTGTCTTTCTCCACTAAAAGGGTCAGTTATCTCCACTTCGTAGTTTGGCCCGTATCCTAGAACACGAGTTGCTAAGAAAATTGCATTCTTATCACCAATGATTAAATCATCGATGGATGTTCCAACTACTACTGATTCTAGTAATTTATCTAATACAATTCCTTTTTTAATTAAATTCTGAGAAGAAAGGATATCTTCCTCTTTTGCGGTCATATATTTTAAAGTAATCTTTCCACTCGCCAATGGATGACCTTCTGGATAACATAATCCTTGAGATGGTAAATCTATAACCTCTGTCGGAAAATCGTACTGTTTTTCTTGCATAATAAAACTTATTTGTTGTATATAGATATATATAATCTTTTTAAAAAAATAAAAAAAAGTGATAGGATTTCTATCACTTTTATATTCAACTGAATTAAGAGTTTAATCTACTGGATAAAATTTTGTACTCAGTATCACATTATCAGGTTTTGTAGCCAATAGAGATTCTACATAATCATTAGCCCGCTTTCTAGCATCATAATGTCCATACTCCATCACATCGAAGAATGCCAGATTTACTTTGTATAATGTTTTAGGAAATTTACCTGAACCATAATAAACTCTAGTTTCTATTTTTTCACGCTTCACATTAGGAAGTTTCATTAAAGAAGTGATTTTATTAGAGGAAGCGGATACGGAGAAGAAATCAAAGTCGTTCATATTATTTAGAATTAGAGGTTACAATTTCGTATTCGGTATAGGGTTCATTTACCCCATTTTCGTTTAATCGGTTGATGGTGATTTCTCTCACCCAACCTAATCCACTTATGTAGAAGGTATCTTTCATATTAGTTCAATCCAAGTGTCCAAAATCCTTCTCTTTGTTGATTGACGAAGTTTCTTCTCGTCATTACTCTTTCTACTCCGTTAGGGAATAGAACCAATACTATGGATTGGCCGTTGTAAAGCCAATGTCGGGTGATGTGTGGTTCTTTCATATCTTTTAGGGGTTATCTCTTATTACATAGTAAAGGTAATAAAAAGATTTGATTTTTCCAAGCACTAATGAATATTTTTTAAAAAATTTTCTTACTGAAAATCATTAAGTTATAGAAATAAAAAAAGGGATACCATTTCTGATATCCCTCTGAGTATATATTGAGAGTAATTAGAATTCCAATATTGCGTAATCGTAAGTAAGTGTTAATTCGATTGTCGCAGGATCTGTAGCGTTACTCCAATCTAATTCACCGAAGTTAGCTTGAGAGATAAATGCTCCTTTTAATTTCCATTGTTCAATCTTATCACCTACTGGCCCTAACATATAGAAATCTACATCTTTCTTATAGAATTCTGCATATCCATCTCTACCTGTCAAAGATTCATGAGAAGTTCTAACCCACTCCATTACCGCCTGTGCTCCTGATGGAACAATTGGGTCATAAAGTGTAATTGTTAAATCTTGCCACTCACCTTTACCTTTCAATTGTCTTTTGATATTGATGTGGTCTAAAGTTACCTTTTCAAATTGAATAGTTGGTCTGTTACCAGCCTTTACCAAATATGAAGGGATACCGTCAACTTCGAAGATGAAACGGTTTTTCATCTTTGGTTCGAAGTTCGTATAGAACATCTCATTAAATTCTAATACTTCTGCCATGTTATGTTAATCTTTTATATAAATATTACCTAATTCAAATTATACATTAAATGTAGCTCCTGTCGGAAGAATATTGAAATCAATTGTGATGAATTCAGCTGTCTTCGCAGGTTGTAAGAAGATAGAACCAGCTAAAATGTTTCTATCAATTACATCTGGTGTATTATTTGTTTCATCCATAACCACTCTGAACGCGTATAAACCTTGTCTTTGTTGAACACTCTCCAAATAAGGGTTTACAGTGTTTAAGAATTTACTTCTAGTTTGTGCAGTATTTTGTTCGAATACTAAGAATCTTGAAGTTGATGCAACAAACTTTTTCAAGTTAATTAACAATCTTCTTACGTTGATTCTATCTAATGCAGATGCTTTATCTTGTAAAGTTTTCTGTCCGAATGCACTAATACCTTGTCCAGGGAATGTTGCAATTGGGTTTACTTTTCCTTCATATAAAGTATCTCTTTCAGATTGAGTTAATCTATTCAATACCTGAACAGCTCCGCTGATACCACCTCTATTCAAACCTGCTGGTGCGAACCATTCTGCACCCAATCTATCGTTTTGTGCGAATGTACCTACCATCAATACTGAAGGTGGAACTGCTACTAATTTATTTGTATTTACATCAATTGTTTTAATCCAAGGGTAGTATGTACCAGCATAGTTAGTATCTTCTCCTAACGCTTGCTCAACTGCTTCAGTTATTGTTGCATTAGCTCCAGCAAAATCAGCAATATAGAATACATCTTCTCTTTCCTCACATACATCAATTGCCTTAGTTGTTACATAAGGATGGAATTCTCTGATAATACCAGGAGTTACTAATAAATTAATATCAAATTCATCTGGATTAGAAATTGCGTTTAATGCTTTTGCGTATGCTACTGAACCACTTGCAGTTGAAGCTGAACAATCAAATCCTTGAGTGTTTGTTGCTTCAATATCTGAACCCTTCTTAATAACTACAGTAGGGTCTTGTCCATTGAATCCACCTTGAAATGCTACAACGAAATTTCTCATCGCCAATTGGTTAGAATCAGAAGTTTCAGCTGAACTTAAGTTCATATTGAATTCGTTTCCAACTGAATTCGAACCACTACCATCCAAAGCAAATACTTTGTTTGAACCAGTCACAGTGTTCGCAGGAAGTGGTTTTAAATAGTTTTGGTTATTTGTTACACCAAAATTAAATCCACTTGAGAATACTGATGAACTAAAAGATGCAGTTGTATATGATACTACTGGGAATAACGCTGCAGTTGTTACATTAAATGGAACATCGTATCCAGCGTGTCCGAATGGAATAGCAGTTAAAGGATAAGTTCCTTCATCTGCAACTTCAACTCTAATATACTTACTTCTATTTGAATAATTACCAGTTTCGGTAATCTTACCATTTGCATCTATTGAAATTACTCTATCACCAATTCTTCTAGCGATAAAGTTAGGAGATGCAGGGTCTAAATTTAAATTGTTATATTGTTCAAATACAGTCTTTCTCTTATCAGTATCATCGTAAGATCTGATTAACAATGAGAATGTACCAAATGTAGTACCATCTGATGATTTAACACTTGAGATTTGAACTTTAAATCTTTTATTTTCAGCTTCACCATCTGCTAAAGTATGCACCTTAAATAGATTGTATCTTGTACCACTGTAAGTTTGAGATACTACCCAAGGTGTGTAAGCATCACTATATGCAGGTGAGTTAGCCGTTCCAGATAAATCTTGTGCCGATGATGATGCAAAGCTCAATGTAATTTGAGATAAAGATGCATTAGCAAAACTTGCACTCAAATTTGAACCAGCTTCTCTGATGTCAAAGAAATTATATGCATAAAGTTTTTTACCAAAGAAAGGATTTGTTCCAAATATATCATCGATTGTATTTGAATCTGCTTTGAAAATACTAGCACTTACAGCAGTTAATCCTGTACCAACAGCTCTAAAAGCTCCATTATTTCCTCCTTGTAATAAAGGTTCAATATCGTTTGAACTTGTAGCCGGTGCTAATATTGCGATTGATGCGGAAGTTGAACCAGAAGATGCAATTACTTCGTATGCATCACTAAGGGTATAACCCCCTACTCCAGCAACTCTTACTATCGTTACCGCTCCAGCATCTCTAAGATAATTCTGAACTGCGTATCCAGTATAATAATCTTTAGGTGTTCCAAAGATAGCTTCGTATTCAGCCTGTGTTTGGATTAATGTTGGAAGGAACGCTGGCCCTTTCTCTGTCGGCCCTACAACAGCTGCACCTATTTGTGATATACCCTGTGGTAAGAAAGAAAGGTCGTTTTCTCTCGTAAAAACACCAGGTGATACAATTTTTTCTGCCATATTAATTCTAATTTAATTTTCTGAGTTAATCTTATATAAATATTAAAATCAACTACGAAACACTATTCAATAGTTGGTTTGAATTCTCCGGTCTCCAAATCTATCGTTCCATTACCATAAGTTTGTTTTAATTTTTCGAACACTAAAGTTTCTTTTTCTTTTAGTTGTTCTAAACCTTGATAGTAAGATAAACTTTCTCCTTCCAATTCTTTGATTTTAACCTGAATCAAACCTAAGTTAGCATACAAATTAGTGTATTCTGCTCTGATTTGACTTATTTCTTGTAACTCTTCTTGCAATAACTTCTTAATTTCCATTTTATTTTTTTAGATTGTATAAAAATGTATATCTATAAATATTGAGTTTTTTTTCATAACTCTATATTTATCTGATTTTACACCAAAATTTTGAATAATTTATTATCCAGTTGCACTACTTCCATAAGAAGTTTGTAATCCCGCAAAATTTAATCTAGCTCTTGCATAAATCGCTGTTCCGCTCTTATAATCATATGTAGTTCCACTAAATGATGTTGGTGCTACTAATATGTTTGAGAATCCACTATCCGATGCAATTTGAATATCAAATGAGAAGTTTGCTGAAATGGCAGTTGATCCAGGCGATGTTACTGCACTATTTGTCGAAAGAGTTAATCTTCTATAAGTTTCCCCACCGATTGTTACAGTTGAAACTGATACAGTAGGTGTAGCGGAAATTGAGTATCCCGCAAATGAGTTAGCTCCTTTATTGTGAGTCACGAATCCATTTACTAAATAAGTATCCACTTCCTCAACATCTATTGAAACAACTTCTATTGTTGAACTTTGAACATCATTTGATAATACATTTACCTCTTCAATACTTCCATCTAATGCCACCTTTATAAATCTATCTCCAACTTGTACTAATCCTAATGGTTTAAATTTATAAATGTTTTCATTTATGTCATACACCATCATTGGATGCTCACCATTTCCTCTAACTGAGCCACTATCGGTTGCTACAATATTCCATCTATCAACAAATGTATAAGCTACATCTTTAACATATGAATCTACTAATATTCCACCTGGAGTGTAATAAGTCCAATCATAAAAATTAAAATCAGTAAGGGTATCACTATGAGGTGGGTAATAAGAACGAACTATATCCCCTTCAACTAAATCACCAGCTTTTTTAGTAGTCCCATCACTCATTAAAACATCCTCATCTAAGTGTAAACACAATCCACTAGCACCTGCATAATCATCTACATTATAAACAGTTTTATCTTTTTGAGTATTATATCCCGTTGCATGATCATTAAATGTATCTCTAAACACCACCGATAAAGTTCTAGCGGTTGGAGCAGATAATGTAGCAGAATTACCTATGGCGTTTGCAGTAATAGTTGGATTATAAGGAGGATTTGATTGAATAGAAAATTCAGCTCCTGCTGATAAACTCCATGTAAAGTTATTAGTTACACTGCCAATTCTACTTAGAAAACGGCTACCCGCATCAGTAAATCCTAATGTAAATGTTTCTCCAGTAGATTCTTTCACATAAGTAAAACCACTTATTGAATCAACTGAATCGATTCCAAATTGAGACATTGCAATTGGCCCCGATGTAGTTCCTGCTGCAGAGGATAATGAACTGGCCGCAGCTGCGGTTGCCACTTTAAGATTTCCTAACGAAAGGGTATTTCCAGCTGTTCTAGGCATTGTATATATTTAATAATTTTGTTGTCCAATTTTGATTATCACTAAATTTATCTATTAGTTGAGATTTTAAAGATTGAAACTCTTTGTTTTTCTCTTCATATGATAATTGAGTGATACTCTTATAAATATTTACAAATTCTTTTTTATTACCAGCTCTAAATTTATAATTTATATCAGGAGACCAGTCTTCACTTAAAATTGGTAATTTTCCCCAATCTACATTTTGAAATATTGAATACCCAAATGGTTCAGCATTAAAAGCGGAATGAGAAATTCCCCAATCCATTTCATAATATTTTTCATTAAATTCACTTTCATATTGAATTTTTTTTAATTTAGAAAAATCTAAACCTTTTTCTTTTTTCCAAGTTTTTTGAAAAGGTCTAATGTTAGTGAACATATATCCTTCTAGTCCGCTTAAATAATGTGGATTTTTTCTAACCTCACATCTTGAGGTAAATCCAATTTTTATAAATTCGCTTAATTCTTTATTTTGTGTAAATTCATAAAATGATGGAATACATTGGTAACCTTCAAACACATCTTCGGTTAAATCAAATAATCCTACCCAAATTTTATGTTTTGCATTTACCAAAATTTTATTTTCCCAATCTTTTGAATAATGAGGAATCCACCCAAATTCAACATCCGATAATCCACTTTGAATATAAACTTTTGATAAATCATTGTGAATTACATAACTCCATAACTTATCTAAATTATCCTCTATCAATTCTAAAGGAGTGTAATGAGAATGCAATATGTTTAATCTTCTACATTCTTTGAATTTTTCCTCAAAAATATCTTTGTGATTTCCATTCTCATCATTATACCAATAATGTTCAATTGGTATTTCAAAATTAAAATCAATTGGTTTGTTCCTATAAATAAGTAAAACCGGCTGAGTTTCTAAGTTATTACTTACTTCACTCAGCCAGTTATTTACCCAAATATCTACTCCCGTATTGATTTTACCTATACCGGTGGTAAAATATACATCAAACATTTATTATAAACCCTTTTGTTTCTTTAAATTTTCTATCTCTAATGTTAATTGGTGTATCTGAACTTGTTGTTCTTTAATAGCTTCAATGAATATACCAGCTAAGTTACCATAGGCAACTGATAATCTATCATTCTCTTCACTTACAACTTGTGGTAATACTTCTTGAATTTCTTGTGCAATAACACCTATCTTTTCAGTCTTATCTTCTAAATCAGTTCTATTATAAGTTACACCTCTTAGAGCAAGTACTTTATCTAAACCGTTTTCAATAGTCTTAATATTCTCTTTTACTCTTGCATCTGAGTATGCAGTTATATCACCTGTTGCTGTAAATGCTGCACCCCATGTTAATGTAGAAGAGTTTGTTGAACCTAAAGCTGTAGCATTGTTACCGAAAGAAATGTAACCTGCTGTTGCGTCTTGCTGTCCTTTAACTCTTATACAGTTAGCTGTATTCACATCTCCAATCCAAGCATCGTCTCCTACTTTAAAGTTTTCACCATTACCATTATTTGTTGATAAAACTTTATCAAACGATGGTGATGCTGATGTTGCTACTGATTGTCCGATGGAAATCGTTACTGCACCGGTAGCACCACTTACACTAACACCCGTACCTGCAACGTTTGAAGTTACACCGGTATTTGCGATTGTTACTCCCGTAGAACCATTATATGAAGTTCCACTTAATCCCGTTCCAATTGTTAAGGTTGCTAAGTTAGAACCTAATGATATACCACTAATTGTAGAGTTAGCCAACATTGCGTTACTTACTCCACTATTTGGTATAGAAAGTGTATGTGAA